TATAGTCAACCACATCTTCTTTAAGATACTTATCCAATACACTCTTGGTAATAGGTTTCTGTCGTAAGTCACGGACAAAGCAATCAGATGGTGAGAACATATTTGGAATACCATCACCTTTATCACCACGAATAATCTTCTCTTTTAATTCTAAAGATGGATTATCAGATTTAACAAATTTCTTTTGTGCCGGATTATATTGTTTTACATTACTACCATAATGTTGTAATTGTAAAAAATCTCCATCACTTGATAGAATCAAAATCTTCTCATGAGCCGAATAAATTGGTACAAGTGTACCAATGATATCATCTGCTTCAGCACCCTCAACATCAATTACTTTGTATGGAAAGTTTTCACGCAGTTCAGATTTAAATTTGGCTAACATATCAAAAATCATATGCCAATCTAAATCAGACTTTTCTCTGGTCTTTTTACGACCAGCTTTATAGAACGGGAAAAATTCTTTGCGCCAATATTTACGATTATCACAACATAATACAACATCACCATAATCTTTACGAAAATTACGAATGTGCATACGGAGAATATTTAGAATCATGTGGCGAACCAGACTTTCATCTAGTTTAACACCCTTTTGACTGGATATCTGTGCCATGAGGCCAGACAGTAATACTTGATTTAAATCAACGAGAATCATAACAAACTTTCAACAGTTTCAAAACTACATTATACTATTATTTCTTCATCATGGCAAGCAGTTTATCCATGAGTTTATGTGATGTGGTAGTCTTTCTAGCAACTATGCCATAAAATCCACTTGGTATTAATCCTGAAATGTATTCTAAAGGACAGGTGAGAATGGCTTCAAAGTTATCAACATCATCATATTCTTCCGAATTTTCTAGACTGTCACGAAACAGAACAATGTGATATAGTTTGCCTAAAGTATTACCACCAACATCTTCACCCGGATTTGCATATTCGGATCCCATAATATTGATTTTACCTTCCTCATCTCCTGATAGAAATGTGATAAAATCAAATTTGTCTTTTTTTAGTGGTTGTAGAAAGTCCAGCATCTTTTTCCTTTATGTGAGTTTTTCTTACTCTAACCATAATCCATGTGTTGTAATATTCATCACTTTCCAAAACTCCTCTGGTAAACTGTTCTTTTGCTTCCAAATAAGAACATTGACCTTTAGAGTGGCATAAATGAAGAATCTCACGGACAAAGTTATCGTGTCCGTATTGTAACACATCTTGTGTTAAGATGTCACTACTTCCATAGTAAGTTTGCCAATTTGAACTGGCTTTATATCGTTTCTTTTTACCTTTGACTTGTTTGGTTTTGGCAGAATAAAATAATTTCTTGCCTATGTATTTTTTACCATTCGTCAGATTAGTTATCTGATACACGAACCCGTAATTATTACCAATCAAGTCTTCCGTAAAATCTTTACCATCATATTGCCAGTTTAGTCCCATTCCTTAGTATCCAAATCATCGTCATCATCCTCTATATAGTCCTCGGACAATTCTTCGATTTGTTCACCACAGAATGGGCAATGTTCTGGTAATTCTTGTGAAACCATTTCTTCCATAAAAGAAACATTGTAGGTTGATTCACAACTCAGGCATTCGCCTGATAATGATTTGTTTGTCATTTAAACTCCTTAATGAGCCCAAACTTCACCCCAATTTCCTGACAAAGCTCCTTTTGCATAATCAGTTGCTCTATTCTCAAAGAAATTAGTATGTGTTGGTGCGTTAATCATTTCTTCTACCCATGGTAATGGATTCTTTTTGACTTTGTATATGCCTTTCATGCCAAGACCAATCAGTCTGCGGTCAGCGATGTAACGAATATACTTTTTAACATCTTCACTATTTAGGCCTTCCATTTCACCCATACTAAACGCAAGGTCAATAAACTTATCTTCTAACTCAACCATTCTTTCTGCGATAGTGTAGATGGATGATTTGAGTTCATCATTCCAAATCTCTGTATTCTCATGGATATAGGTCTTAAACAACTTCATCATAGATTCAGCATGCATAGTCTCATCAACAATAGACCATGTAACAATTTGTCCCATGCCTTTCATCTTGCCTGTTCTTGGAAAATTCAACAGCATAATGAATGAGGAGAACAACTGCATACCTTCTGTAAAGGCACTAAACACCGCAATATGTGTGGCAGTGTTCTCTTTGGTTGTATTCTGACCTGAAATGTTCATAACATATTCATGTTTGGCTTTCATCGCCTCATATTCCATGAATTGGTTGTATGTGGTGTCGGGCAGGCCAAGAGTTTCAATCAAATGACTATATGCAGCAATATGCAATGCTTCACGAGCTGCAAAACCCAACAACATCATACGCACTTCAGGTTGTGGAAAGTATGGTAGATAGTTGTTTACATAACCACCTGCAACGTCAATGTCACCTTGTGTAAAGAAACGGAAGATGTGTGTTAGAAACTGTTTTTCTTCTTTGTTTAACTTATTCTTCCAATCTTTTACATCTTCTGCCATTGGTACTTCTGTGTGCAACCAATGTGATTGTTCATGTTTCAACCATGCATCATATGCCCATGGATAGTTGAAAGGTTTAAAACTGTCTCTTGTGTCCGTTAGTTTGGATTCTATTTTCTTAATCATTGTGCCCACTCTTGCAATTGATTGACTGTTCTTGATCCGATTAATCTTTTGATTTCTGTATTTTCATCCAACATAACTAATGTCGGTACACTACGAATACCATATTCTTGTGCAATATGTGAATGTGTATCAATATCAACCACTTCAATTGGTAAATCTAAACTTGCTGTTTCTAAGTTCATGGCCAAACCTTGGCAAGGACCACACCATGATGCGGTAAATCTTAAAATTCTTTTCATTTCTTTTTTATCCTGTTATCTTTCTAAAAACTCATCAATTAAATCCAATAATATTTCATGGTGATCCCCATTATGATACTTACCTTTTAACCATGAATAACCATCATACCAAAACTGTTCACTCTCTGGATGACAACCAATCAATAAAACATTATTCTGTTTAATCGCCATTGGATAACCAGTTGTGTCATATGCCGCAATTATTTTGTAACTACCATGACCTGTAAAAGTTGGACCATCATAGAAGAACATTTTTTCATAATGTCCATTAAACCAGTTTGTAGGCATATTCTTTGCATGTGGCCTTCTTGTGCAAGTATTAGGTTGTTTAATATACTGAACAACTCTTACATCATCAAGTATATCAAAATAATCTTTATCTGCCCAATACGCACCCATGCAAATGCCAAGATACTTACCGCCATTCTTTACATAATCAACAACAACATCTTTATTGTTTTTCAGTATGATATCATATGAATCAGAATCACCAAAACCACCTGGAAATACAACCATGTCAACATCATCAAAGAAACCTTCTTCAACCTCATTCTTTGAGAATAGTTTGAAATTATAATGTGAAGATAAAGCATTCATCACGCCATTAGTTGATTGTACGGAACACTTTGGGTCACATACAAATAAAGCAATTTTACTTTTCATACATTACTGTGTTTGTATCACCCAATGCCCACTTGGAATCGGTTTCAACTGACCATTTCTTTGTTGCAACTTTAAAGTCTGGCATTTTCAATTCTCTTGGATTACTACTTGGCTCTAATATAATCAAACGATTGTTAGGCTGAGCAGCAAACTGCCCATTATCACACATGATGAAATTATAAGACTTGTGGTCTTCGATATCTTCGCTAAACCCTGTATCAAGTATGTTAAAATCAGGATGAGCAGAATCAACTGTAAAAAGATAAACACCATACATCCAATATCCATTCTTTAATTTAAATTTACACCTCATTGATTGTAACTGTGCCTTTTTAAGAACAGTTATATCATATGATAAACAATCCCACAATTGCAAATAATCTAAAGGTAGAGGTTCACCTTCAATAGGTTTCCAACAATATGCGTGTAATGGTAATTTATCATACAATGCACCATAATTGTTTAGATATGATTCTATACGAAATGCTTGACCTCTTAGTGATTTAATACTTACCCACCAACAAGGTTCAGTTTCTCCATGACCTTTTTCAAAATCATAAAGAAACTCTTTACGAACAAAACACTTTACAGGTGGTAAGTTTGCTACGATATGTGCCATTATATGGTCCTTAGTTTTGTACCAACACCAATGATACAAGAAATTTCTGGAGTTTTCTTTAGTAGTGTCCAGTTACCTTCAGCATCTTGCCATAAAGAATATATTGAGCCGTCCAATATATCTAATCCTGTCCAAGTCAATTCTTCTTTTTGCGTTTTAGAAAGAAATTCTATTATTGCAGCGGTTGATCCACAATTTATTTGATAGTTGTATGTGAATAGTTGAGCATTTGCAGGCAGTGAAAAAATAAAGAATATTACGGTAAAAAGTAATTTCATAAGTTA